CAGAAAGTATGTTCGCGTATTTACGACGGTGTAGATACATTTCAATTAGATGAATTAGCAGCTTACTTATGTAGTAGTTTATCAATTGATAATCCGGATTATAGTTTATTAGCGGCTCGTATTATAGTATCTAATCATCATAAAAATACATCACCTTCATTTTCTGAAACTATTCAAACACTTTATGATAATACCGATATTCATGATAAAAAGTCCTCGTTAGTATCTGACGAGGTATATGAAATTGTTAATAAAAATAAAGAAAAGTTGAATGCGTATATTGATTATCAACGAGATTATCTATTTGATTATTTCGGGTTTAAAACACTCGAGCGGGCTTATCTTATCCGTGTTAATAAAAAAGTAATTGAACGACCACAACATTTATGGATGAGAGTAGCAATAGGCATTCACGGAAATGATATTAAAGAAGCATTACAGACATATGATTTGATGAGTAAAAAATATTTTACACACGCTACACCAACACTTTTTAACGCAGGAACAAATAGACCTCAATTAAGCAGTTGTTTTCTATGTAGTGTAAATGATGATAGTGTTTCTGGTATTTTTGATAGTTTAAAAGAAATAGCATTGATATCAAAATATGCTGGAGGGATCGGACTTCATATTCATCAAATAAGAGCAAAAGGAAGTCATATTCGCGGAACAAATGGAGTATCTAATGGTATTATTCCTATGTTGAGAGTATTTAATAATACAGCAAGATATATTGATCAAGCTGGGAAAAGACTTGGTAGTATTGCTGTTTATTTAGAAACATGGCATAGCGATATTGAAGCTTTTTTGGAATTAAAGAAAAATCATGGAAGTGAAGAGGAAAGATGTAAAGATTTATTTTTGGCTTTATGGGTGTCTGACCTTTTTATGAGTAGAGTTAAGGAAAATAAAATATGGTCTTTAATGTGTCCAGACCAATGTCCTGGTTTAAGCGAAGTATTCGGCGAAGAGTTTAATAAGTTATATGAAAAATATGAAAGCGATGGTAAATATACAAAACAAATTAACGCACAAGATTTATGGTTTAAAATTCTTGAAGCACAAATAGAACAAGGAGTACCATATATTCTCTATAAAGATGCATCAAATAGAAAAAGTAATCAGCAAAACTTAGGAACAATTAAATCAAGTAATTTATGTGCTGAAGTTTTGATATATTCGTCTCCAGAAGAAACAGGGGTTTGTAATCTTGCGTCAATTTGTCTCCCAACATACGTCGAAAATAATATATTTAATTTTGAAAAATTACACGAGGTCGTTAAAATTATTACGAAAAATCTTAATAAAGTAATAGACAAAAACTTTTATCCTGTGGAAAAAGCGAGGGTATCAAATTTAAAACATAGACCTATTGGGATTGGTGTTCAAGGATTGGCTGATGTATTCATGCTTCTCAAATATCCGTTTGAAGGAGAAGAAGCCTCTAAATTAAATATTGATATTTTTGAAACTATTTATAATGCTGCTACAGAGGCTTCTATGGAACTATCGAAAAAACGTTTTGATATTATTGGTAAAATAGTTTCGGGAGAAAGTAAAGAAAATATTGATGATTATGTGAATGAATATGAAAAAAATATTACTAATGTAAAATATACTGGTGCATATACTTCTTTTGAAGGAAGTCCAATATCAAAAGGTTTATTTCAATTTGATCTATGGGATGAAAAACCCAGCAATAGATATGATTGGGAAAAATTGCGTGCAGATATTAAAGAATATGGTATTAGAAATAGTTTGCTTATATCTCCTATGCCGACAGCATCTACATCGCAAATTATGGGATTTAATGAAAGTTTTGAACCATTTACAAATAACATTTTTCAAAGAAAAACATTAAGTGGTGAGTTTATTATTATTAATAAATATTTAATTCGAGATTTGATATCAAAAGGTTTGTGGAATAAAGAAATGAAGGACACTATAATTTTACACGAAGGCAGTGTTCAAAATATTGATGAAATTAGTAGCGATATGAAAGAATTATATAAAACGTCTTGGGAAATTAAACAACGAATTATCATTGATATGTCTGTATCACGCGGGAAATATATTTGTCAAACACAAAGTTTAAATATATTCATGGAAGAACCAGACTTTAAAAAGTTGTCGTCAATGCATTTTTACGGTCATTCTAAAGGTTTAAAAACAGGTTCTTATTATCTTCGTACAAAACCGAGAGCAAAAACGCAACAATTTACAATTGACCCAGCGTTTGCAAAAAGAAAAATGAAATGTCAAGCTGACAATGATGATATATGCATATTGTGTTCTTCATAGTTCATTTTAATATATAATTTTTTTATTCTAAATATAAATTAGAATTGATGAGAAAAAAGAAGGGAGGTTATGCTTTTTTTACCAATACAATAAATGATATTAAACAAAACGAAAATGTATTAAAACCAATTTACGAATCATCTGCAAATATTGGATTACTATATAATTTAATGTCAGCATTATTTTCAACATTTATATGTATAATTATGATATCAGTAGGATTTTGGATTAAAGATACAAATGTTAAAAAAAGCGAAACTACATCTGGAATTATTGATACTACTGTGTGTACTATTGAAAAAAATAAAACAACTTGTATGGCGACCGTAAAATATACTGTAAAAAATGTTAATTATACAAATCAATATACAAGTCAAGGTGTCGTAAATAAAGGACAAGTTGTCGATGTTTATTATAATCCATTAGACCCAAATGACTTTTCTGTCGATAATTATACTTATTATATTGGGATTGGTATGATTATTTTTGGAATAATAATAGTTATATCATCATGGATATGGTTTTTATTATCATATATGTATAAACCAATCGCTGCTATATCTGGTGTAAGTGCTGTTGGAAATATGATGATGCCCTCCTCATTTACCTCATATAATTATGATTAATATAATATCATATAAAAATATATTATATAATATAGTATAATATGACATATAATATAGAACCTATTCTACAAGAATCTGGGCGTTTAACTATATTCCCTATCCAACACGATGATATGTGGAAAATGTATAAAAATGCTGTAAGTGTATTTTGGACACCCGAAGAATTAGATTTAAGTAAAGACCTTGATGACTTTAAAAAATTAACTGATAATGAAAAATTCTTTATTAAACATATTTTGGCTTTTTTTAGTTCAAGTGATACAATTGTTAATATTAATTTAGGAGAAAGATTTTTGAATGAAGTACAGGTTTTGGAAGCAAAGTTTTTTTATTCTTTTCAAATGTCTATGGAAAATATTCATTCTGAAACATATTCTCTGTTAATTGACTCTTATTTTAAAGACTTTAATGAAAAAAATGAAACATTAAATGCTATTAACCATATGCCATGTATTAAAAAGAAGGCTGATTGGTGTTTTAAATGGATTAATGATAAAGAATCATCTTTTGCACAACGCCTTTTAGCATTTGCTCTTGTAGAAGGAGTTTTTTTTAGCGGAGCATTTTGTAGCATTTTTTGGTTAAAAGAGCGTGGTTTAATGCCCGGATTGTCATTTTCAAATGAACTAATTAGCAGAGATGAAGCTATGCATGTAGAATTTGCAATTTTATTATATTCAAAGTTAGAAAACAGATTATCGCAAGAAGCTGTTCATACCATTGTTAAGGAAGCTGTTGAAGTTGAAAAGAACTTTATTATCGAAAGCATTCCATGTTCTATGCTTGGGATGAACTCCGAATTAATGTCAATATATATTGAATTTGTTGCCGATAGACTTTTAACACAATTAGAATATGATAAAATATGGAATACGCAAAATCCATTTCCTTTCATGGAGCGTATATCTATAGAATCAAAAACTAACTTTTTTGAAAGCCGTGTTTCACAATATAGTAAAGCTAATGTTGGTGGAAATCAAGACTTTTCAGAATTGAGAAAGTTTGATTTGGAAGCAGACTTTTAAAATATTATACTTAAGAGATAATATAATATTTTAGATAATAATGAATAAACTTTTTAATATTTTTAATCAAATAAAAAGAGAGATATTATATATAATTAATGATAAAGACATAGTTTTTTCAGATAATTATTTTGTATGTTTAAATGAATTATATAAACTTTTGCAAAAAACATTATGTAAAATTCATAATATATATTTTAAATATATATTATATCCAAATTTACAAAAAAATAAATAATATTATTTTTTATATAACATATTATAATGTTATGATACATCTTGTTGAGATAAGCATAGTTTTATTTCACCGAGAGAAGCAATAGTATATCTTAAAATTATTGGATAATTATTTTTAAGATATATTTCTACAGTGCTCGAAAGATTAGTGCATTTTGTAAATATAGATAAATATTTTAAACTAAAAATACCTTGAATTATTTCGTGCTCTTCGTCTGTATTATTTTTCGTTATTGTAATTGCTTGAGACTTATCAGACCCTAATATTGTTTCTTGCTGACAAAAGTCGCCTTTACAGCTTAATATAAGCTTATCGCCTATATTTCTAAACTCTATAAACTCTGCAAGATTATGCATATCTCTTATGATTTTTTGAAGATATGATGAAGGCATATTAATAATAGTATGAAAATCTACAGCTGGTATTTGAATATTTAAAACATCAATATCTAATACTGACAATTTATAATTTGTTTTATAATTTTTATCATTATTATCTATAGATATTCCTAGATGATTAGGGTCATCTTTTAAAATAAATAATGACAAAATATCGTTATTTGTAATTGTTTTTATTAATGCATGAAGTCTAAGCATATTTATACCAACATATATTTTTTTTTCACATTCATATATCTCAAACTTTTCAGCCTCCAATTTAAGATGTATTAATACAATATGTGTATTATCCATAGCAACAATTTTAATTCCAGTTTCATCAATTTCCAAATTAACATCCATAAGAATCTCTTTTAAAGCATCAATAACTTGTTTAAATGTAGATGCTTGTATTGTTTTAATATTTAGTAAATACTTGTTTTCCATTTAATAACTCATTATTGGTAATTCCTTAAATATCATTTAAAATAAAATTTTTAATAAATTTAATAAAAAATTTAAAATATTCGAACAGAAAATAAAAAAAATATCTAAATATTTAATTCCTGTGTGATAAGGCTTAATTGTATCTTTATTTATAATCTTATAATAATACGTTAAACCCATCAATATTGACAAAAATACTATAATTAATGTTAAAGTAAAAATTAAATATATAGAGACTTTTGTAATTCCTGATACTCGTTTCATTATATTTGTTAAATAGTTTTTATCATCTGGTCTCTTTGCTCCCAATTCTGTTTCTAATTGTATAATCCATTCTTTAATAATAGAATAGTCATAATTTCTGTTTTTTAATTCGTCTTTTATGCTATATCTTTTTTTTTCTCCATATTCTTTCAAATATTTGCTTTGCAATAGAGATGGTAATATAATAATTACATTTTCATCATTTATTTTATTATTACGCTCATAGCTTGAATATCCAATAATATTAAAAAATGTCAAATTACATTTATTATGTTTTTTATCATATGTATTTAGAATATCATTCATTATAGTAAAAACATTAATGTTATCATTATTTTGTTTTTGCAAAAATATACATAAATAATATATTTTTTTAAATAAAATGTCAAAGTTTTCAATATTTTTAAGATTTTCATCAATATTATATATTGTAGATAATGATAATAATACTTTAAATTTATCTTTGTTAGAATTATCTTTAATAAGTTTCCATTCTCTTCTTATAATGTTGTGTAAAAATTTGTTATCTTTATTTTCGATATAATGAGACTTTATATTCATTATTAATTC